TGCCCTTACCCGCCATTCCGCTTGGCCACCATTACGTCCTTTGTGTTAGCTTTCTTGGTCTTCTTCTGATTACCATTCACTTGAGAGGGCTTTGTTGCTGGATTGTCAGCATGGGCGACCGGACCGCGGCCCTTGGAGTCCGGCCGAGGGTCAAAAACCTGATCTAACCCCATGGCTATACCAGCCACTCCGGCTCCTACTGTGCCGCCCACTGGTCCACCCAACGCCGTACCCACTGGTACTGCCACACTTTTTATTATTGCGGAAATAACTCTCCACCAGTCGCCCCACGCGTTCATATCCACCGGTACAGCCACCGGCATGCGAGCCGCCACTTGCGAATACACTTTCAAAGCAGCTGTATCATACACCGCACTAGGTGTTGCCAACACTGCAAGGCCCTGATCCGCTGTGCCACATCCAGGAGCCCTTTCCACATAGACCCTGAGCCTTACCCGTAGCGTCGAGTTAGCATTCAGTCCAGTGACCATTACTCCATGAGTATTAAACGGAATGTGTTTATGGTCCTCATACTGCGTTGCTAATGCTGGCAATGCTACGGGCGTAAACCCCACACGTGTACCATGCAGGTATGCCCCTTCTTCTATGGTTCCAGTCTCCGATCGCAACACTGGATTTCTCGAGACCCCTGTAATAGGGTTCTCAACGGTCCCCTGCGTACACACCACATAGGCACCCTTTGCTGCTTCCCATGCAACCGTCCCGTGAAGGTTGGATGCAATGGCAGCAGTCGAAGGCGCCTCCCTTATCATACGCACCGGCAGTATCCCATCTGCCGTTCCAGCTGCGTTAATGTAAAGCTGTGATGTGTGCTCACACACCTGTGGCATCTTATATGCGGTGATTGTACCCTGTTTGTAAATCTCCGCACTGGTGTTGATAATCTCAAAACCCATGCCCACTATACGAGACGACGGTTTAGCCAAATCTGCGTATGTACCCAGACTGGCATACGTCCCGTTTGTAGGTGCGTAAGCAGCTGCCTTAGTAGGGGCCAATAACTGACCAGACAGGCACGTTGTGATCTTGAGAATTCCACTCATCACACCAGGCGCCGCACCTGTCAAATTTATATTGTCGGCTGATGCATCAGCCTTATACTCTTCCTCCACAGCCGTGGAAAAGTCCTGATTGACGTAGATGTGTGCATCCCACGTCACGGCTGCCGGTGCAGCCAAATCCGCTTGATACTGAAAACACTGGACCACGGTATTGCTACAATCCGCGTCCGGATAACCCGCTATAGGAACATTCCAATCATGGAATGGGTCGACAGCTAGCGTTAACCATCGTGCGCCATCAGTTGTCAACTGGCGCTTGCCGACCAAGTCGGCCAAATTCAACATGCCCTTAGGCACTTTCTTGTTCATCGTTGTATGGGATACCCCACGATGAGAAGGGGACTATACATCTGACAGGCTTGGGCTCCGTGTAGTCTCTCGGCATTCTTGTTAGCACGGAAATATTGAGCTTTCGCACCGTTTTGGGCCGCGCCTAGCGCCCTGTCAGACCCCATTGCAAACTAATGACTATACCTGGCCCGCCTTGGGCCGAGGTACGTCACGTTCACTCCCGTAACATCAAGCACTGGCTTGCTGCAACATCTGCCCACACTATCTGTTATCGGCATCACATATCGACTATAATAGTCGCGAGCATCATCAAACTCTATGCCTCGATACAGTAAGAGCAAATCCGTATCGTGAATCACATTCAATGAATACGTTGACAAATTTTGCTCAATCTTCATTTGTGTGACCACATCTATGTTGTACAGCCTTTCGAACTGCGACCGAACTTCTCCTGTAATGGGCCTTTTTGCAGCTGCCAGCGTCTGCTTTGCGAATAATTTCACTTCTTTTTCCAGCATCCTCTCATACCAATTAGAACTCCAAATTGGTTCACTGCCATCAGTAAGATGCACATAACGAAGTGCAAAAGGCGTGATAATAGGACAGTTAGGGTGTTCGTAGAGTAAGCTCAAAGCCTTCGCCCTGAGCAACCCTTTTCGAACCCGCTCCGATGCTGAAATAGTTGGTGAATGCGACCAGCCAAAATTCAGCAGTATCTGTCTGGGATCAGCCAACGGACTACCATCAACCGAAGCCACAATACCGCAGAAACTAGCGGTCAACACTTCTTCACATTCTTCAATCTTTATGTCAAAGCCTATGGACTTGTAGTCATCCTTGGTCAACGGCACACGAGACGCAAACAAGCCGTCATCACCTTCGACTACTCCAGTGCAGTGGGTGTAACTGCCACTCTTCAGCTCCACAAGGAATAAAGTGTTCATGAGGTTGGAAAATCCATTTCCCAAAGAGGTGCACATTTCGCCCGACATACGGCAAGCCTCCACGGAAATTTCAAATTCATTAAAACTACATCTATTCACACCAGCCATCGTCCCACATATCTGTTCCATTTCTTGTGGAAATGCCGAAAGCATGTACTTGTACAATTGAAATTCAGCTATATGCAGGTACTCTTTCGTAAAATGTGACTCAAAGTGTGAATAATCGGTTTGATAGTAAGGGCCCGACCACCCGACAAACACTTGTTTCATATATTCCGATCTCTCACACACTGGTATGTGTTTAATGAACCACGGTAGTTCAAAGAGTTTATTCTCGATACTTTTGAAGAACCTGCCCGTAAAGTTTTTAAAAGCGTCCGAACGGGCATTAATCGCCCTTGCCGCCTTATACTTAGGGTAGGTTTCCACCTTACAAAAAGAACCAAGTTTCTTAAACCTTCGACCCACCATCGGTTTACCACCCGAAAAATTGTTTGCGTTCCTCTCCCATTCCTTCAATAATTCGTCTTTCCGCCATTGTGGATAATTCGTCTGGCTCAACCATTCTGCATATGTCAACACATCGGCTTCTGATAATGGCTTAAGATTCTCTCTTAACCACTTGCGGACGAACTTACGGAACTTCCTGTGCAACTCTGGCACAGCTACGGGAGGTTTAACGCAAAACCGGCGCAATGACCCATGAATCACCGTATCCCTGTCGCGCCCATCAGGGATAGGTGGTGCAAGACCGATTAGAGTAGGGCCAAGGCTGATCTGCACTGGATGCAGAACAGGCTCACGGCCCAACTCAGATCGGATAACAAGTCTGACGCTGTCATGAACCCCAGCATCAGTAGGGGGAACATCAGACCAATTGTACCCAAAACCAATAAGTATTTCTGTGTTCCCCCACCGTCTTTTAACGAATCTACCACTGCCATGGAAGCATGATCTCTCATTTCCCTATTTGTTTTTATCAGCAAGGCAACACGCTGCGCAGCTGCCATAGCGCAGTTCACTTCCTCACTGGTTAAATTTGGAGTAGATGTTTGCTTGATGTTCTGTTGGACTACAGCTGCAATACGATCTGCCGGCACCAAATCCACTCCCACAAGACTCGCATTCAATACAAAGTCTGGTGTGAACACCAATTCTTCCATTTTACTAAAGAAATCAACCGTCCGGTATAACGTTACTGTCGACGATTTTGTGATCACTTTAGTTGAACAAAAACAGTAGTTCCGCCTATCACGATGGCTCTCATCTAGTACCCCGTGACTTAGAGGCACAACCACCCTTGTACGTATAAAATCTCTTCCTTTCCACCAATCCACGTAGGGAATTAGTCGTTCACCCAACACGGCGGTCTTCGATGGCGTTGAATGTGAATCCACCGCCATACCCACCATGATCGTGGAACTAACACCGTTCCTTGGACCAAGTTGGTGCAACTTCTCGGCCCTAACCACCGCTTCGTCAGCTAAGCTCGAAAGCGCTTCAATTGACAAAGCCATCAGAACCAAAGAACAAATAAATTCATACGACAACCGTGCATGATAAGCCTCCAACCACATAACTGCCAATAAAACACGTACAGTATTTTTCGGCGACACCCAGTCAGAGAACCACCATGGCTTGCACAAGCCATACATCAGCCCATATTTCTTTTCGACAACCAAATCCAATTCGGGGATCTTCTTATCAACCTTTTCAGGTTTATCATCCTTAAGAATAATAATCTTCTCTTCCCGCTTGGGTTGGGAAGGCAGGGTCTTCTCAGCCTTCTTCCACTTTGGTGTCTTTATGGGCTGGACTTCAACTGTTGGAGCTTCGGTCTTCCGAGCTAGTGTTTTCATGGCTTCAGCATGTGCCCTATCACACGGTACTTGATCAGACAGCCTACGCCACTTTGGAAAACACTTGCCCAAGTGGTCGATCCTACATACAGCGCACTGCGCCCCATGGTCATAACAACAAAATGGATCACCACATTTAAATGTAGCGTTTAATTCACATGGCAAAGGCAATATCATAAAGCCTTTCCAGTTAATCGCTCGCTTCGTCCCGGGACCGGCTGTGCCCGTAACTTTTACCTCACTCTCCTTGAGCGCCGGTTGATTTGGACTAACCTTCGCTGCAGATGGAGTCGACGCCGTCAACGCGTCACAGAATTTAGTAGTCAT